TACTGCTAAAGCAGGACCAACTGATAAAGAGAAAGCTGATAAAGAGGCTCAAGATGCAATTGACAAACAAGAGATTAAAGATAAATCAGCAGAAAACACAAAAGATATTAAAACTGCTGAAGCACCAGCTAAAACTCCACCAGCAGCTAAAACTCCACCAGCAGAGAAAACTCCACCAGCAGAGAAAACTCCACCAGCAGAGAAAACTCCACCAGCAGAGAAAACTGAACCTAAAGGAGGAAAAGAAGGTGAAGAAGAAACTGATCCAAATGCTGAAAAAATTGAAAAATTAGAAGCAGATAAAACAAAAGCTAAAGAAGCTTATGATGCACTTCCCGATGATGCAGATATGAAAACTAAAGCAGCCGCAAAGGTAAATCATTTGAAAATTCAATTGGCATTAGCTCAACTTAAAGAAGACGATGCAGAAGTTATAGATGGATTTAAACAAGAAATAGAAGAAGAAACTGCAAAAATGAATGCAAAAGTAATTCCACAAACTGGTGGACCAGCAGAAGAAATAACAGAAGAAGGTTTGTCTTTTGAGGCAGCGCTTATTGAAGCATCTGTAAGCGGTTTAATGGCATCAGATGATGAAGAAGATGGATACAAATATCTTAAAGCTCAAGCTAAAAAGTTAGGAGTTAAGGTTAGCGTTAACAAAGATCCTTACGGAGATGGTTATGATGAACTTGGTTTTTCTGGCGATAAAGCAGCAGTTATGAAATTAGCTGGAATATCAGGACATGCTGAAGATATTACAGATGGCGTTTATGATTTATCAGAAACAAAAGCAGTAGAATTACCTAAAACTATTAAATTAGACGAAAGTATGACAATCGCAGAGAAATTTGCAAGATTGATGAACAAATAATTAAAGATGACGCTTAGCGTTCTTCTTTGCAAGTTTAAGAAACTCCTCTCGTTCTTCGAGCAGGAGTTTTTTGCATTTCTTGCGAAACTCAATTGAACTTTTTAAGATACGACTGTCAATCATCGGCGCCTTTAATACATCGTAATATTCAGGATGTAAAAAGTTTTCCAGATCAAAATTCATAAATTTGGCTTGAATCGGTTTAAAACTTACTGCACAAATCCAATCAATCATGTTACAGTTATTGTATAAAGTAGCTAAGTCTACTAATTTACCATTGGTATGATCCCAATATTTTTTAGTTAACGTAACATTTTTTACTGGAGGTTTTTGCATTCTAAGTACACATTGGACAAATTGATCATTGTCAGACCACCTTCTAATATGTCTGTGGTCTACTAGGAACTTCCTGAAGAACTTTGCTAATGGAGCAAGTATAATACCGTACCTATTCCTTGGATTAGGACCAGACGTGCGAGAGATGTTTATATGTGAATATGACATTGCCATTAATCTATTTATCATTGAAACCTTTTTACGTATTAATCGTATAACATGTAAACATATCATATACATACATGAAATCAATAAATCAACTTTTTACAGAAAAGTACAGACCTTCAAACTTAGAAGAACTTATATTACCAGAAAGAGTAATGAGCAAATTCAAAGATGGTTTGGTACAAAACATGTTATTTGCAGGTAGTCCAGGTACTGGTAAAACCTCATGCGCAAAAGCAATTGTTAATCAATTCAAGTTACCATACTTGTATATTAACGCGTCAACCGATACTTCGGTAGATGTTATTAGAACCAGAATCACCGATTTCTGTTCTACTGTTTCCATTATGGATGCACCGGGAATGTTTAAGGTAGTTATTCTAGATGAGGTCGACGGTGTATCAGATCAATTCTTTAAAGCACTTCGTGCAACTATGGAAACATTCTCAAGTAATTCTCGTTTTATAGCAACGTGTAATTATATCAACAAATTACCAGATCCAATTCTTAGTCGTTTTGAAGTTATTGATTTTGACTTTGATAAACAAGAAGAAACAGAATTGACCAAGAAGTACATTAAAAGAGTGTATGAGATCTGTGGTAAAGAAGACATGACAATTGAAAAACCAGCACTGGTAGAATTTGTTAAAAGAAACTTTCCAGATTTAAGAACCACCTTAAATAAATTACAAGGCTATAAAACACAAGGTACTTCTAATATCACAGCAGAAGATGTTAAGAAATTTAATTCGGTTTACAAAGACGTATTCGAGTTAATCTTTAATGAAACAGATCCAGCTAAAAACTATCAAACCTTGGTAGGAAATTATGCCAACCGAGTCGATGATGTACTGCAAACATTAGGTGCAGAATTTATCGAATATATTCAGCAAGAGAAAGGGCAATATATAAAACATATACCACAAGTTGTTATAACTGTCGCTAAACATCAAGCACAAAGGGTACACGTTATTGATCCTGTAATTACGATGTTGAGCTGTGTATATGAGATACAAAGTATAATTAATTCGTAAATAACTAATAAATAATTTTTTAGTCTCAATATTTTTTAGTATATTTGACTAAGTAAAGAAATATAAATATGAAAGTGGGAAAACATACACTATTAATAGACGGTAATTATTTTGTATTCAGTAGGCTTTTTGTACTTCAAAAACCTAAGAGCGGACAGCTTTTAGGAGATGATAAACAAAAGTCACAGTTTATGAGAAAATTAGCCATTGACTTTGCATCAGAGATGCGAAAGTTAAAAATGTTCGTGGATGACGTGGTATTGACAGTAGATTCAAAATCATGGCGTAAAGACTTATATCCAGAAGCTGATTATAAAGGCACTAGAAAACAAAGCAGCGATGTCAATTGGACAAACGTATATAGCGTATATGAAGAATTTCAAAAGATCTTAGCATCTAAAGGTGTTACAGTGCATCAAATTCAAGGAGCTGAAGCAGATGATGTTATATTTGGTTGGTCAACGGCTCTTAATAATAGAGGTAAATCATGTATCGTATGGTCAGGTGACAGGGATCTTATCCAGTTAGTTAACTATTCTAAGACTAATGATGCACATACAATCTGGTATTACAACACCAAGAAGTCACTGTATGTGTATGAAGGCTTTGAGCGTGATATGACTCAATCTATTGCTAATGATATGAGTGCCGATGATTTATTATTTAATATGGGTGGTGAGCACATGACAAGAGATACTTATCAAACTAATATTTTAGCATGGGTAAAAGATCTTAAAATAGAAATGACAGAAGTTGATTGCGATAGATTTATTTTTAATAAAATATTAATCGGTGATAAGTCAGATAATATTCCATCAGTAGTTACTTGGCAAAAAGAAATGAAAGGTGGTAAATTAAGAATCTTCTCAATCACCGAGAAAATGGCAGATACTGTTTATGAGCAATTCGTTAAAGAGTTAGATAACTTTACAATAGAGCACCTATTTAATCAAGAATATAAAAACAAATTAACAGATATTATTTATAGAGTAGTTGGTCATGGTAACTTAACACTGATCAAATCTTCATTATCCAATAATATAGCATTAATGTTATTACACGTTAAAACTATTCCAGATTCAATTCAGCGTGCTATTTATGATGCAATTGACAAAGATTGGGAAGGTGCACTAGAGCAAGTAGATCAATTCATGGATATGGAAAAAATCCTAGAAGGTACACATTGGTTAGATGATAAAATTGGATTTGGTGTAGATGCTTTCGCAGGTATGGACATTCCAGTAGAAGAAACAGTTAAAAAAGAACCAATAAAATTAGTCGGTAAAAAAACAGAGCCTACTAAAACTACTGCCTTACCAATGACTAAAAAATTATTCTAATGAGTATAGAAGATCAAGCAACAATCGAAGCAATTCTAGAAGAAGCATCTGCATTTGGTTTAAGAGGTGAAGTACAAGAATGGGCTAATAAATTCATAAGCGAGGGTGTTGAAGCTGTAACTGCACATCACTTAGCATATGATGAATGGATAAAATAAAACATAATCATCATATAGAGTATAAATAATATGCTAGACGAGACTAAATTATTCGACTTTGTGAAAATTATGTTCACAAAGCCAGATCAATTCAATAATATGAAACTACATACGAAGAAGCGCCATCATTTTATGATTAACCGCTTCTTCGCTATTAAGTACCCTGCTAATGCCAATATGTTTAATTTTAATGGCATTAATGGTGGTAATGTGGTAGAATCATGGGGAATGGTCGCACAAAGATTCAAGAGTGTTCCAATGTGGTTTTACACCAAAACAAAAAAAGCAGAGAAAGAAATCGTAGATAAATATACACCTAGCGAAGCTGTGATCGAATTATACCTAACTAAAAATGAAATAGGTATGAGAGAATTCAATGAATTAAAACAATTCGCCAAGGCTGATTTATTCAGTGAATTACAAAAAATTGAAACACAGTTAGATGTCTATAGAAAATAAAGATGATTTCTCAGAAGTAGTTGATATTACATTATACAAATATAACTCCATAGATACTAAAATATGGGGATTAATTCAACGCGACATAGAAAGTAAAAAATTAGCAGATGAATCTTATTTGGTTTCTGCTAGTAAAATGCAAATGTATATTAATAAATGGTTTTCTGCTGATGTCAATAGATTTCAATCAGTGGGTGAGATGACGATTCATAAAGAAGCCACTTCTGTTTATTTTATTTGGCAAATGCTAAATAACATATCTAATCTGTCATGGATCAAAGTTAACCTAAATAAAAATATAAGTTACAATAGAATTGTAAATATTGATCAAATCAAAACGATTAGATACAATATAAAAATTATACGAGGTAGCTTAAGACTTTTTGATTTATTTGAGACAAGAGAACTGAATATAGTCAATGATATAATGGATCGTTGTAAACTATTACCAGACGGTCAAATGTACAAAGTATTCAAATTAAGAAAATTTATGAATGTTCTTGATATGTATTTAACAGATGATACCGGAAGTGAAACGTTTAGTGTTATAAATACCATTATCCAAAAATTAGAACCATATGAAATTGACGATCCGGAAATCCTTTTAATAACGGATAGAAATTCAGATATATAATAAAAAACAGACTACTTGTCACTAATTAATGGTAAGAAATTTTACAGCAGATCAAATAGGCGATTCATTTTTAGCCAAACTAATTACTCCATATGAAAATGTCGTAGGCATTAATTCATGGAACATAATTGCTGGTGTAAGTAATTCTAATACTATTGGTACTCTAACAATGAGTGCTGGAAGTAATGTAGTTACCGGTTATCGTACTAATTTAGATCTAGTAATAGGTGATAAGATTATTGTAGGTAACGTAGAATTTGAAGTAGCTAGTATAGTTAGTTCATCTGTATTCACTATAACAACACCACCTCAATTTTCAGGAACGGGTCTCAAGTTTTATAAACCATTAGACGAAGACAATTTCTTTGACTATGAATTTAGATGGTCACAAGAACCAGTAAATAGTGATGGTGGCATAATGTCAGAGTTTAGACCATTAAATAATGGTACAAATCCAACAGATATTTTAGGTTTAGCATTCGATCCATTAAAACCATTATGGATCACAGTTAGATTTACAGTTAATAGATTATCTACAGCACACACAATATCTTTATTAAGTCTCACTTTTAATATAGAAACCGTAGATGGTGAAATCGTTTCATGTCCTCAATATTGTACAGATTGTACAGATCCATATGCAATGAATGGTTGTGCAAATATTATTGTAGACTGTGATGATAATTTATTTAATCCATATGCTTTATCAAAACCTACAAATCTATATAAGCAAATGTCTGATCTTTCAACCAATATGTTTGGCCACATGGTTAAATATTTTAGAGTAGAACCTGATCAAAGATCACGTGATGTTATATTAATGGAATATTCATTATATAACGTAAAAGAAACAGGTGAATTTAAAATCATGGTACCAGATAATGAGTTGCCTTCTAATGATTTTAAATTTGACATATATGGAATGAGTTTCGAAGATTTTGAAATTCATGTAACTGCAACACAATTTAGTTCAGCCTTTGGATTTGGAATAAGCCCAAGAGCTAGAGATTATCTTTACTTTCCATTAAATAATAGAATGTATGAAGTTACTGCAGTTACATTCGCAGATGAATTCAATATGAATATGACATATTGGAGAGTAATGCTTAGGAAATATGAAAATAGAACTAGTTCTATACATACCGATTCTGCCGTAGAACAGGAACTTAGTGATTTAATTACAGGAATAGATGAAGTATTCGGTGAAGAAATTCAACAAGAATATACACAAGTTACCAAACCAGAACAATATCAAACAGTATTCAATACAGTTGGTGATGGTATACGTGACAGAGTCCATAATAATTTAACTATATTAGATACTGAGATTAGAAATAAATGGACTATTATTAGTAAGAACACATATGATCTAAGTTCTATCAGTGATGTGGGAATTGAAGCTGTTGTTTATAAAAGAAAATCAACTTTAGCAACTGATGAAAGTTTAGCGGTAACTCTATGGTTTAAACCTGATTTATCAATAAATAATCCATCTGCCGTTTTATTAGATGGATTAATAGATAACAAAGGTTTAAAAATATCAACCACAAATGAAAAAGTATTTGTTCAAATAAATAATGATATACATCAATTTACGTACAATGCTCCAGTAAGTTCAGACGCATGGTATGGAATGGTATTTAACTTAAACAACAAATATAATCAAATATCGACAACAGTCTATAAATTAGAACCAGGTAACAATTTATTACCTAACAATACAACGCAGAATAGTATTACGAATATATTAGATGAAACAAAATCTATAACACAATACAGTTGGATAACTACAAAACAATATTCACTTATGCCTGGTAAAATAAAAATGACCAACATAAGATTGTTTAAAAAACCTATAGAATCAGAGCAAAGACTTAATATATTACAACAATATGTAGTTAGAGATAATCAACTTGCAACGATTATAGACAACGCAATTCCTTCTATTCAGCTTAGACGTTACAATCAAGCTAGATAATACGTATCTGGCATAGGTTGATATATAACCTATAAATAACATTTTTATGAGCGAAGAAAAGAAAAAGAATATATCTGAACAAGCAGATCAAATTCGTAGAGAGTTAGACGATCTAATAGGAGACACGGGTATGATGGACGTTGAGACAGATCCAGTAGATCTTCCAATCAAGCAACCTAGGACCGATTTGGCACCAAGAGTCAGTTATGAAGAATTAAAGTCAGCTGCAACCAAAAAAGCAGAAAAGACTATCACAGCTCTTATGAAATTTTATCTCGATGCAGATATTATTGAAAAGGACGAATATATTGCCGCAAAGAAAAAGATGGACGAAATGACTATGTCATCTTTGATTTACCAATTACAAGCGGGAGAAAGAGCATTAACAACACTTTTACAAACTATTGACGATGGTGAATTAGCACCTCGTATGTTTGAAGTACTTGCTACTTTACAAAAATCCATGTTAGATATTATCAAATCACAAACAATGTACTTAATGGCTTCTGAGGAATCTACTAAGAGAATTGCACGTGACATTGAAATCTACAAGAAACGAGATGATGTTAGAGAAATAGAAGCCTCTGGGGGTGATACTAATAATAAAAATCTACAAAGAGGTACTAAAGATCTAATGGCAGCAATTCAAGCTGGTATTAAAAGAGGACCCAGTGAAGATATTCAAGACATAGAAGAAATAACAGAAGAATAATGAGTGATTACGTAGGCGATAATAAATGGATACCCAAAGATGAGGGTGATGTAATGTCAGATAAAATTGTTTGGTCTACCAAACAAGTAAATGATCTTATGCTCGCAATGGACCAAGGTTTTAGACCTAAGGTTGCTATGCCATTCTACGAAGGTAAGAATTTCTTACGTAAAGGTAATATTGTTTTTGAATATACTGATGAAGAAATTACAGAATTAGCACGATGCGCTACAGATATTGTTTATTTCGCAGAGAAATATGCAGTAGTAATGACAGATAATGGTATTCAACAAGTACAACTTAGAGAATATCAAAAAAGAATGTTAAGAAATTTCCAAGATGAAAGATTTAACATTGTATTAGCATCAAGACAAATGGGTAAAACCGTTACAGCTAGTATTTTTAACGCATGGTACTTAATCTTTAATACAGATAAAAACACACTACTTTTAGCCAATAAATCTGATTCTACAAAAGAGATCATCGATAAGGCAAAAGTTGTAGTTGAGAATGTGCCATTCTTTATGAAACCTGGTATTATCAAATATGACGTTATGAACGTTCGTTGTGATAATGGTTGTAGATTAGTTGGACAAGCTACCACATCTAAAGCAGGTATTGGATTTACAATTCATAACTTATACTTAGATGAGTTTGCACATATTCACCCAACAATCGTGGATGCATTCTATGAAAACGTTTATCCTACATTATCAGCATCTAAAGTATCTCGTATTACAATTACATCAACGCCAAATGGATTTAACAAATTTTATGAAATCTATGCAGCTGCAGATCGAGGTGATAATGAATACAAAGCAATGCGTATTGACTGGTGGGAACATCCAGATAGAGATGATGCATGGTATAAAAGAGAATTAGGTAACTTAGGAACTATTGAAGCCTTTAATAGACAGTATGGAAATGAATTCGTTTCATCTTCTAACTTATTATTAGATCCAATAGATTTAAAGAAAATGAGAAAACGTATGAAGAAATATGTTTATCATGATTTTGATGAATTCGACTATATTTCAATTGATGTAAAAAACTTCTTAATGTGGGATCCTACATTCGATATAGATACTACTAAAGATCCAGAAAATTTCTGGTTGTTTTCAGTAGATATTGCAGAAGGAAATGGTGGTGACTATTCAGTTATTAACATATTTCAAGTAGAACCTATGAATAAAGAAGAGATTAACAATGCTACAAATCCAGGAGCGATGTATGATTTCTTTAAAATAAATCAAGTTGGTATATTTAGATCAAATGAACACGTTATCGAAGATTTCGCAAAAGTGTTATATACATTATCATGTGAGATATTTTACAATGAGAACGTTAAGATGATCGTGGAATACAATACATATGGCTCGGTTTTATTTCAATACTTAAGATCAGTGTTTCCACAGAAAAATGATTTTGATGATGAGATGGTTGTTAAGTTTAGACATAGACATGATTCTAAGACATTAAAAGCAGGTATAAAAATAAAATCTGATAATAAAGCTATATTTTGTCAAAATTTTGCAAAGCTTTACAAAATAAATAGGATAAATATAACAGATGAAATGACTATAAATGAAGCGAGTCTTTTTGGAGGTTTACCAAGAGGTGGTTATGGAGCTCAAATGGGAAATGATGATACTATTATGACCGTTATAAGTTCTACTGAATTTTTCAACACCACTGATTATGCCGATTATGTAGAAGAGCTTCTAGATTTTATAGATCCTGACTTACATGAAGAAATGGAAAAGATTTTATATAAAGATAGTTCATTTGATGGAGATTTACAGTACGACATATATGATTTGATATAAATTTCGAAAAGAGAATAGATATATAATAAAAGTAAAAAAATAAATAATAACAACTATGGCACTAAGTCCTCAATTATTACAGTTCAAAAGCTCAGGCGTATATCGTCTAGAATTTGACAAATCGCAAACAGTTAATATTCCAGCTGAGACTATTAGACTTGTTGTTGGTAGATCTAAAAAAGGTCCATACAACACTCCGGTATTTATTGAAAACACTGAACAATTCGTTCAAGTTTTTGGTAGTATTGATGCGTCTTTAGAAAAGAAAGGAATGTACTTTCACAGATCATGTTTAGAGACTCTTTCAAGAGGACCTATCTTGGCTTTGAACTTAACCGCAGCTGACGCAGCGGACAGAGTTGCATTAGTATCTCCAGCTACAAATTCTTCAGTTGAAGGATTAGCAGCAAGAGAAGCTTCTGTTCAATACAGTGACATTTTTGACACTGATAAATTCTGGGTTCCTTCAGACATTAAAACATTATCAGCAGCTTCAAACACTGATGATGAATCAAATCACGCAATCACATTCGCAAACATCAAACAAGAACCTATTTCAGTTATTATCAGACAAGCTGCTAATACTGCAGGTTTTGAAATGACAGCTAGACAATGGTATGGTGAAGGTAATGTACCAGAAGGTATTGATGAGTTAGATTACGTATCAGACTACATGGTAGATGTGTTCGTATATAAAGGACACTACGATGCTGCAATTTTAAACAATGACCCAACTTATGGCGCTTACTTTAGCGAAAAAGGTTTATTTAGAGATCAATTAGCTAAATTCACAGCATTAAGAGAAGTTAGTTTAGTAGCACAATACACTGGATCAGTTATTCCTGAATTCCAAGATCAAGAAGGTAATTTATTGTATATTGAAACTTTGATCAACTTGGAAGCAAGAAGAACAGGTTTATTCTGTGCAATCAATGAAGAAGCTTTAGCAAATATTGATTTTGTTGGTAACGGTTTTAACATCTATCAAGATTATAAAGTTCTTTCTCACAGAGTTGAGCAAGATGCTGCATCTGAAAATATTACACTTAATAAAACATGTATCGTTGACGGTAATGAATTAACAATAGTTGGTACTACTGTTTCAGCTTTAAATACAGCAGGTATTACAGACGCAGGTTTCTTAAGAGCTGATATCGCTGGTGAATATACGCCAATTGTATCAATTTCTGCAGACGGTTCAGATGTAGTTATCGAAACTGAATCAGCTATTAGAAAATCAACTTACGAAAAGTTTGTTGCTGGAACTGCAGCTACTTTTGGAGCTGGAGCTATTACAGTTGTTAACGGTGAAATCTTAATCGCATGCCCAACAGCAGTATTAACTACACCTGGAAGTCTTATTACTGGTAGCTTCTTATTAGCAGCTAACAACACAGATTACGTTGCAATTTCAACAGTAACCGAATTACACCCAGTTATTGGTGGTAATGTTGTAAAAATTACTGCAGCTGGTGGAGAATCATTTAGCTCAACTTATGCTACTGCTTCTGCTACTTCAATTACTCCAAGATTAAGAACAACTTCAACTACATTTGAATTTACTGAAATTGAGCCAAACTCAAGAGCAGTTATGTTACCTACATTAGTAGATGATTACTACTTCTCAGATTTAGCAACTGGTAAATTTACATTATCTGCTACTTTAGCAAATGATACATTTGATTGGACTGACGTTAAAGTTGGTATGTATGTACCTGCTGATGGCGGAAAATTAGCTAGAATTAAAAGAATTATCAAAACTACTGAAGCTGGATCTAACTTCTATACATTTGAATGCCACAGACCAGTTTCTTCTAGACCTGCATACGCGCTTAAGAGATATGAAGAAAGTACAACTACTTACACTATGTTCCCATTAGCGGCAGCAACACAAGCAGATAAATCAATCGCAACTTTATTAACTCAAATGAAACCAGGTAATGGTTTATCAAACACATTGATTGACAAAGATGCTATCACATTCAGATATGTTGTAGATACTTTCGGTTCATTAGAAAACGGTAGTATTCTTAACAAAGAAGAAATTACAGCTCTTTGTAAAGAGAGACAAAATGCTTCTGCAATTCTTAACGCACCAATGGTGAAAGAATTTAAAGCAGCAACTAATCCTTCTTTCTTAGATACAAACACTGGATCATTCGAAACAAGATTAGTAGCAACTGGAGGTAATTTAGAACTTAATCCTACTGCAATCTATACATTACCAAGTCTTACTGAAGGTGCAAACTTTGGTTTTTACTACTCACCAGGACTTAACGTAATTGAAAACGGTAGAACTAAAGTTATTCCACCAGCAGCTTACGTATCTAACAACTATGTTGATAAATATTTAAATGCATTGCCTTGGTCAATCATCGCAGGACCTAGAAGAGGTGTTGTAGGTGGTACAGGTGTACAAGGATTAGAATTTGCATTTGATAAAACAGATAGAGATTTCTTAGAGCCATTCGGTATCAACCCAATCGTATTCGAAAGAGGTGTTGGTTTGACTATCAAAGGTAACAAAACTGCACAACAATCAATTCAGTCAGCATTGTCTTCAGCTCACGTAAGAGAAGCAATGATCTACATTGAAGATGGTTTAGCAGAAATCTTGAAAAACTACTTATTTGAATTCAACACAGCTCAAACAAGATTAGAGATTAAAACTTTAGCGGATTCATTTATGGAATCAGTTAAAAAAGACGGAGGTGTATACGACTATAGAAACATCATGGACGGAACAAACAACACAAATGAAGTAATCGATAATAACATGGGTATTTTAGATACATTTGTTGAGCCAGTTAAAGGTCTTGAAATCTTAGTATCGAGAGTAACTATCTTGAACACGGGAGAAATTGCAACCGGAAACTTTGCATAATAAAATAAGATATATAAAATAAACACATAAAAACTATGGCTTTACCACATTATTCAGAAGATCAAACACAGAAGAAAGGAAAGAACTTCGAACCAGTACAGGCTAACCTGTTTGAGGTGACTATCTTACCTCCTGATGGAGTAACTGGACAAGAATTGTTATTACAACACGTAAACACAATCTCGGGTCTTGCAGCTTTACACAAAGAAGTTGCTGCTATCGAGCAAAAGTATAAATTCGCTACTAGATCATTCGCTGGTATGGTAGACAATACTTCAATCGATGTTACTGTAAACTTTTCATTGAACTTAAATGACGCTAACCAAGCGTACTTATACAAAACATTAAGACAATGGTACAGAGCACAATATAATCCAGAAACTGGTGAAATGGGCTTGAAAAAGAATTACGTAGGAACAATTGTAATTGTACAATTCAACAGAGAAGGTGATATTTGGAGAAAAATCACATTAGATGATTGCTTCATCACTTCAGGACTTGGATTCACAGATGCATTAGACTATTCAGCAGCTGACGTTCAAACATTAGAAATCACTTGGAGATCTGATGTATACGCAGAAGAAGTAAACTAATAAACACTTAATATAAGAAGGTGATGAAAATTACCTTCTTATTTTTTGCAAGATAAATATAATATATTATTAACATATCAAAATATTATGAATAACCACAAACTAATTAAAAAACTTCAAGTTCTTCTTACAGAAGATGAAGTGGCTGCGGTTAATCGATGTATCTTAAACGATGCTATAGATACCGAAACAAGGCCAATATCTGTTAGTGCATGGATTCGAGACTTAATAAAAAAAGAATTAAGTATTAAATCAGTTGAACAACAGTCGTACGTAAAAAATAAAATTAAAAACCTAAACAACAAATAAAATGAGCGAAGAATTAAACAAAGAAGAAGCAGCTGCAGCAATGTTAGAAGCTAGAGATCAAATCAATAATCCTACAGCTAATCAACACAACAACGAAGAAATTGTAGTTGACATGTTAAGTGCTGTAGAATCAAAGGGATTGGGTAAAGTTAACATGGATAATTTTGGTCAAGCAAGACCTGAAAAATCTGCAGACCAATTTCTAGGATGGATGATACTTGATCAAGAAGAATTACCATCAAAAGGTAAATTCTACCCACATGACACTATTATTAAAATCAGATCAGCGAGAGCTGCTGAGATCAGACATTTCTCAACAATGGATGAAAATAATTATATTGACATGGAAGAGAAATTGAATCACATTGTAGAAATGTGTACTCAACTTACTGCTGGTGAAAAAAGATTATCTTACAAAGATATTTTAGAAGAGGACAGAATTGTAATCTTATTAAGTATTAGAGATCTTACTTTCCCAGAACCAGAAAACAAATTAATCCTCAAAGGTAAAACTGAACACACTAAAGTTCCCGTAGACATTGAATTGGCTTCAAGATATTTAGTTGCTACACAAGTACCTACCGAAATCGAGGCTTATTACAGTTCTAAAGAAAGAACTTATGTTATCAAGACTAGATCTGCTGGTGAAGTTAGAATGCGTCCGCCTTCAATTGGTGTAATGCAAGAGATCACTAAGTATCTTAAAGATCGTCAAGAAAAAGAAGTTGAGTTCGATAAAGCATTTATTCAAGTATTGCCTTACATCACACCAGATTGGAGACAATTGAATTTGCCTAGAATTTTTAGCTTAGAAGTTGATTATAAATCATGGGATCAAAATAAGTTTATGGTAATCTATAGACTTGCAGAAAAAATGAAAATTGGAGTTGAAACTACATTAGAAATGGAATACGACGGGGAGATCGCAAAAGCCCCTCTTGATTTCCCAGGTGGCATCAAAAGTCTTTTCATTATTTCAGATCTCGCTGGAGAATTACTTTAAGACTAAGTTCTATCTGGGCATACATCTCAGAATGCAACCGTCAGAGATCGAGAACATGTATTACTACGAATTTTGGTACTACTTGAAAAATCTCTCGGAATACATTAAAGAGAAAAATAATCAGAATAAGGATCAGGAAGAACAGTCAGCGAAACAACAGAGTGAAATGAGCTCTAAATATAAAGCGCCGGCGATGCCTAAGATCCAGGGAATGAAAGCACCTTCTATGAAGATGCCTAAATTCTAAAGATATATAAAGAGTATGGACAAACGCTACGATACAGTAGCGTTTGTCTTATACCTAAAAAAGACACAAGAAAATTGGCTCAATTAATTCCACCATTTTTAGCAACCGCATTCGAAAGATTAGGCTCACAATCCAAAGCACTAGATCAAGTTGCTGTCAATACTAAAGCAACCGCGGAAGCAGTTTCAGTAGGAGGTGACTTGTATCAAAAAATGGACGAACTTGTCAAAGCACTTAAAAGCGGTGGCAGTGGAGGTGGTAAAGTATCCATAAAAGAAGCATTAGTACTTAGAATTACAGCAGGTGCACTAGAACCAATTGGACTTGGTTTAGGTGTAATTATTGATGCATTAGAAAGAGCACCAGAAGGCGCAGAGCTTAAATTAAAAATGGAAGCTCTTACCAATGGTTTATTAGCACTTGGAGATATTGGATGGTCAATCTTAAAATTTGCAGCCTTAATGATATTAGCGTTACCATTATTAATCATTGCTGGAGTGGCGATGTTATTAATAGTACCTCTATTAAAATTAATGGTGGACGGTCTAATGTGGGCTACCTCGAAATTAGATGAAAAGGGATTAGAGCGCATTACAGCATTGGGAGATGTTGGTAAAGCATTATTATGGTTATCTGTAAGTTTAGTATTAATGGCGTTATTAGCTCCTCAGATATTACAAGGATTATTAGTAGCTGGCGTAGTTTTATTAGGTTTTGGATTAATTATGATGCTATTAGACAAAATGAAATTAGATTCGAAAAGAATCGTTTTATTTGGTAAAGCTATACAAAGTTTAGCGCTAGGTGTTTTATTTTTAAGTGTATCACTTGTATTAATAGGACTTTTAGCAGAATATGTTCTGAAAGGTTTAGGAGTTGCAGCTTTGGTTATTTTAACCATTGGTGGAGTATTCTGGCTTATGGATAAAATGCAAGTTGATAAGGCTATGAGAAAAACCGGTATGGCATTAATGTTTGCCGCTGGAGCTATTTTATCAATTGCTATTGCATTAGTATTATCTCACCTTATATTAAATTCTATAGGTTTTGAAGAAGTAGGTAAAGTAATGTTAATTGTTGGAGGCGTTGCACTAGTATTTGGCTTAATTGCCAAAAAAGTAGGAGATGTTAGAAAGGGTGCTATGGCATTAATATTATGTGCCGTGGCCATAGTTGCATTATCACTTGCAATATGGATCATGAATATGATTCTTGGCGACATGAAAACCGAAGATGTTATCAAGACCGTTAAATCACTTGCTATAGTAGCTGGAGTTGCTCTAGTATTTGCACTTGCAGGTGAAGCTGATAAACAAATTAAAAATGGAGCACAGGCCATGATGTGGGCTGCGGGTTCATTAATAGTTTTGGCTATTGGTATATGGGCAATGAAAAAAGCACTAGATGGCGTTTCATGGGAAACTATTGCCATGATGGGTGCAATTATTGTTGGACTTGGAGTTGCAATGGGAGTTGCAGGTTTAGCAGACAAAGAAATTGAAAAGGGTTCGGCAGCAATGATCGTTGCAGCTATTGCAATGGTTACAATAGCTATTGGTGTTTTTGCAATGAAAAAAGCACTTGACGGTGTTACTTGGGAAAATCTAGGTATGATGGGTGCAGTTATCGTTGGACTCGCTGTTGCTATGGGTGTTGCGGGAATTGGACCAATTCCAGTTGCTATAGCATTAGGTTCAGCTGCGATGATAGTAGCTGGTGTTGCATTAATAACTTTAGGACTTGGCACAAAAATGTTTATGGTAGCTTTAAAAGATGCTACTTGGGAAAAGGTAGGTATGATGGGTGCTGTAATTGTTGGCGTAGGTTTAGCATTTGCGGGTGCTGGTTTTGCCGCACCATTTATAGTTATAGGTGCAGCTGCAATGGGAATTGCAGGACTTGCATTATTACCAGTTGCTTTAGGTGTACTTGCATTAAGTAAACTACCAATAGCAGAAATGTTCGCATCAAAAGGATTATTTGGAGATAGCGGTAATGTAACCAAAGGTTTCTTAGGAATCGGTGGTGGTAGAGCAATGACCAATATGGAAGTTATGTTTGAAGCTATTGCAAATTCATTCTCACTTGGTCCATTACAAATTGCTGCATTATATGTTACTTCACCTGCATTAATTATGGCTGGAATTGCATTAATTACGATTGCTAAAGGTTTACAAGAATTCCAAAAAATAGCTGCAGAAACAGACTTACTTTTATTAGGTGTTAATGTAACCCTAATAACAACTATATTAGCAAATGCTTTCGGAGAAATCGGTAAGAAATTTCCAGGAGGTGCTGCAGGATTATTTACCAGTGGATCATTTGTTTCACAGGGTATTACATCAGTAATGGGAATGGGTGAAGCTTTAACCAACATAGCGATGGGTATGCAAAATATGGCAAACCTTAAGTTCCCAGTAAAATACGATAAAAACGGTAAACCTATTGCGTATGAATCAATGGATTCTGATGCACCTGCAAGAGTAGCTGCAAATACAATGGCTATCGTATATGGTTTAAGTACAGTTTTCGGAGAAGTTGGTAAAGAATATGGAGTTAAGAAAAGTGTAGCAGATTGGTTATTTGGAACTAGTCCAAAGAATCCTGTTGAAATAGGTATTCAATCCGTAATGGGAATGGGAGGTGCTTTAACAGGTATTGCTATGGGATTCCAAGCAATGGCTGATCTTAGATTCCCAATAGCATGGGACAAAGATGGTAAACCAACAGCTTATGCCGAAGGTATTGATTTAGAGGCTGCAGCAATACGTGTTGCAAATAACACAAGAACAATTGTAACTTCATTAAGCGGTACATTTGCAGATATTGGTGCAGGACAAAAATCATCATGGTGGGGCGGAGATACTGATTTCCAAAAAGGTGTTGACGTAGTAGCAGGTTTAGGTACTCCTTTGAAAAACCTAGCCGAAAGTGTTATTATGATGGCTGATATGAAATTTCCAACAACTTATGATAAAGATGGTAAAGCTACAGGATGGATTAATCTTTCTGCAATGACACCTGAAGATATAAAAGCCAAAATAGGTACAAACACTCAAACACTAATTCAAGCGTTAACAGATACTTTTGTTACTATTGGTGGTGGTAAAAGCAAAACATCTAGTTGGTGGCAAGGTGATACAGAATTTGAAAAAGGAGTAGCAATTGTTGAAGCATTATCAGAACCATATAAAACTTTAACAGCAACTATAAAAGATGTATTAGGCTTCATAGATAAAAAAATAGATGTTACAAAACTAGGAACAGTTGTACAAGGTTTATTTAGTGCTATTACAAATGTAGGTATGTTAGATAATACCCAATTCTGGTGGGGTACTGGCAGAATGAAAGCGGCTGGAGAGTCTTATGAAAGCTTTGCAGGAAATATTGACAATTCAGCAGACGAAATATTAGAAGTTGATGCAGTTAAATTTAAAGAAAATATATTACAATTATTTTCAGCGTTTACAACAATAGGTGGATCAGCCGATCCAGCTCTTTTAAATGCGGGAAAACTTTTAGCATATGCTGTAGGAAATACCTTTGAAAAAATGGCTTCAAGTTTACCAGCAATTGTTGGAGCAGCCAGTAAATTTAATCCAACTACGGGTGGAATGGTTGCACAATTATTATTTGGTAAAGTAGATACCGGTAACGCAATGAATGGTTACAATGCACAAACTAAAATGCAATTAGCATTAGCAACTACTTATGGTAAAGCAGGTGAAAACTTCCCTAAAATATCTAGTGCTATCAATGCACTAGACATTACTAAATTGACTGAAAGTAGAAAAATGTTCGAAGCGCTTGCAGTACTTTCTAAAGGAGGAGCTCCTGGAGATATATTAGCTGCAATGGGTAGTTCATTAGAAGATGCTTTAAAGAATCTTGCAGAAATGTTAGATAAATTCAAAGCAACAGTTAAAGAAGGTAATGACTCACAGGGTGGTATATTAAAAGAAGTTGGAAACGCAGTTACTGGAGTTAAAAATGCAATTACTGGCGGTGGCGGTGGCGGTACTAAACCAGTTGCTAAAGAAACTCCTGCTAAATTACCAACGAGAATGACAGTAGATATTTCTCCTGAATCTATATCTGCATTGAAGAAAGGTAGCGGTTTAGGTGGTGGTAACGGGTTTTAAAGTCAATAACTTTGAAACAAAATAATGTGATCGTGTATAACATCTAAATATAGATAACATGATCACATCAACAATTTCTAATTATGATAGCTCCACTTTAAAGTCAGCTGCATATAATTATCAACACAAAACATTAGTAGTTCACTTTAACCATGCATCTTATCTTTATAAAGATGTAAAGGCTTCTGATTTTGAAAACTTCAATACAGCTGAATCCCAAGGAAAAGCACTCAATGAATTTATTAAGCCTATTTATGAATTTGAAAAGATTCATACAGACGATATTTCTTTAGCCGAGAATTCACAAAAATAAATTAATAAATTATGGAACAAACAATCGCGTTCGTTTTAGGTGTATTGTCGGTGCTAGCTTTAGTTGGCGTTTACAATATGTTTATGACTAGTAGAAAAGTAAGAGAACTTAATAGCGATATTGAATATCTTACAGAAACTATTGAAGACCTTGAAAGAAGTCTTGACAATAGAAATGAAATGACTGATCGTAGAATCGATCAAGAAATTGACAGGTTAAATACGGTATCCAAAGAAATCAATAAATATATAGATTCAAGGACAGACAAATTGGAATCAAGATTAGAAAATGAAATTGCACGATTAGTTGCAGATTTACATTCTGATATGGATGCCAGATCTAATGAGAATACTGGATTTGTTGATAAAATATTTCATCAAATTGCAGATCTAAGTAAAAGCAAAAAGCAAAAATAAATAATATTCTTGGCTAAAGAATTGGAAGATTGGCAGAGTGGTCGATCGCGGCAGTCTTGAAAACTGTTGTACTGCAAGGTACCGTAGGTTCGAATCCTACATCTTCCGCAAAATGCAATCAGAGATGATTGCATTTTTTTTGAAACAAACCCAGTGAACGTACATATAATTTATAAATTAACAAAACATGAAACACATTATTATTGAAAGACTTTTAGATCAAGGTCATATTACGATTAAAATCGCAGACGTTATCATAAATAACAAAACTGGTAAAGCAGATCACATTTCTGATTTAAAAGGTGATAGTATTATTTCAACTAGTGAAGCTCTTATTTTACTAAGAGATAATGAAGCACCTTCATTTCCATTTGGCGTTCCTAATATTCCTAATCAACCAGTAATGCCACTAACATATCCATATAATCCGTTTAACACGCCAGGTACTGGACCTACTCCACCGTGGACAGTAACATGCACCTGCAATAATTCCTTTACTGACAAGTAAACAACACAATGAAAAAGAGTAAAGCGCCCCGTAAGGATGGTTTCAATCCTGAAGATCGTAAGCGTAAGATTAATTTTAAACAAAAAAAACAACGCCAATACGATGCGTCGTTTAAACCTAATAGATTGGGTAAAATAGAAGACTTTGATAAATTCGAAGATGAAAATTATGACTGATAGTGAATTTATTCAAAAACACATCGAGAGCATATTAGATGTTCCTGGTGACATTACATCCGGTATCAATGGTTGTATACTCAAATCTGCATACAAGAGAACCTGTAAGATACTAGAAGCTAACGGAGCACCAAAACCAACTATAGTACAGATCATTGAGGATCCTGAGGTGGAAACCACATACATTGTAGAAAATGGTTGTTAAAATGGTATTCTGGGACGAGATGTGGAATTTGTCCACTGAAGAATTTGAAAATTTAGGAAAATCTAAATTAGAAGATATAGAACCCTCTAAATCATGTGGCGAATGGCACGAAGAAGGTAAATGCAATTGTAAAACAAAAAAAGATGAAAATAAAAACAAAGAATAGAGATTATAACTTTAACTTTTCTCTTCCAACTATTATATTTGCACTTCCAACTGCATTTATCGGACATCATATTCATGGTAGTCTTTTTTGGGCAATTATGGATTTAATATTCTGGCCATTCGCATGGATCAAATGGTTCATATATCATGAAGTAACTCTTACTATAATTAAAGAAACCTTTAGTTGGTTTTTTAAGTAAATTGTTAATAACTTTTTGACTTAATATTTTTTATGTCATTTATTTGTTGTATATTAGCTGTATAAAATTAAGAACATGAAAAAATTACTCTGGTTAGACGATATGAGAGACCCTCAAACTGGCACTTGGTTAATGTCTTATGCACCTGATTTTGATGAAGATAGAGATAATGTTGTTTGGGTAAAAAACTACGAGGACTTTGTTGCTTGGATTACAGAAAATGGTTTGCCTTACAAAATTGCATTTGATCATGATTTAGGTCAAGACGAAGCTGATATGAAAGTTGCAAATGGTATGAGCAAAAAAAAGTCCAGAATGGAAAAGAAAGGTATTAAAGATGGTAAGGATGCTGCAAATTGGTTGGTAGATTACTGTTTAGATAATGGTTTAAATATTCCATTGTTTACAATTCAAAGCGCTAATCCAACTGGTGCAGATAATATCAAGGGTTTATTACTTGGTGCAATTAAACATATTAATAAAAACTAGTATAACCTTTATGAAAATAATATTCCTAGATAATGATGGTGTAATTTGTCTTTCTAATAATTGGGGAGGCAGAAGCAAGAAATGGAAAGAGTATACAAAACTTAATCCAGGTCAGACTAGCCTTGCATTGGCACCTGTTGAAATAAGATTCGATGATTTTGATAAAAAAGCAATTAAGATATTAAATGAAATAATCGAACAAACAGACGCTGAAATAGTAGTTTCATCAGACTGGAGATTACACGCAAATCTAGAAGAGATTGGAGAATATTATGAATCTAAAGGAATTATTAAAAAACCAATAGCATTCACTAAAAGATATATTGGTTGCGATAGACCTGATGAATTCACATGGAACAGAGGTACAATGTATGAGCAACAAAGATGCATTGAAATCAAACAATATCTAACTGACCATCCTGAAATTACAAGTTGGGTTTGTATTGATGATTTAGAATTAGGTGAAATAGATTCATGGAAAACTTCTAGACCTTGGGGACTAAGTAATTTTGTTCGAACACCAAGAGAAAATGAAGGTATCAAACAATCTGGAATTAAAGAGAAAATATTAGAATTTTTAAAATAAAATTATGGGAAATTTCATAGTACACAAAGACCTTAAAACTGTAGAAGTTTTAATGAGCTACCAAAGAATCGAAGATGGTAAAGAATTACCAAAAGTAGTTGCATTGGCATCATGTGCAATGCGTCCAGTTGTTTCAGAGAAATGGAGTAATTTAGGTGAAGTCACTTTTAAAAGAGCATATAATAAAGGAAATGTAGTTAAACATTATTATTTAGTATGGGGAACTGATGACAGATTTGAAGAGTCAGGATTTCAACACTTAACTACAAAAACTGGCAGAAAGGTAAGTTTCAAAAGTGCATTAAAAACATTTAACGAAGCCAGAAAAGCAACCGAATTTATAAACTTTTCAAAAATATAATTATGAAATACGTTAGTATTGATATCGAGACTACTGGAATCGACAACGAAACAACACAGACATTGTCAATTGGCTTAGTAGTAGAAGACACTGTAAATATTAAACCGTTACAGGAATTACCTCAGCTTGAAATTGCAATTGTTAGAGAGAGAATTGAAGGTGAAATCTTTGCCATTAACATGAATCGACAATTAATTGCAGATATTTTAGAATATAAGATGGCTCGTACCGATGAGGAACGAAAAGAAATTGAGGTTAGAACTGGTCGAGAATATCTTCAAGAAGAGGATGCTGCTAAGAGAATCTTTCAATTCTTATGGGAAAATGGAGCATTAGATGGTAAGTTTGATCCAACTGGTATGATAGAAGTTGTAAATGGTAAAACATATCCAATGCTAACTTCAAAAATGAAACCATTTTATTTTAATGCTGCCGGTAAGAACTTTGCAAACTTTGATAATAAGTTCTTAGAACGTTTACCAAGATGGAAGCAATGTCTTAAAGCTCGTGGTAGAACATTAGATCCTTCAGTTTTGTTTATTGATTGGGCTAATGATGATGCTGCTCCAGGTTTAGGTCTTTGCAAAGAACGTGCAAGGATTGAAGGTATTGTTACTCACAATGCAATTGAAGATGCAATGGACATCGTACAGTTATTTAGAACACAATATACAAAATAATTATGGGACTACTAGAAAAAATAAGTTGGCAAACTCGCAAATGGAATCTTAAATTCAATTTACTTGATGTTTATATTCACGACGGAGATCAATGTTGGGGCTTTTCATTCTGTGAAGTAATTAAAGACTATGTGCCATATTCATTATTGGCAATTGAGTTTAGATTACCAAATGGAGCTGAAAGAGCCAGAGTACAATGGACTAATTGGGATATTTTATTTTTAAGTACGCCTCTCTATGATTGGATGAGCGATCTAGAAGAGTCTATGTTATGGGGATATAAACCAACAAGAACACAGAGAATATTATTTAATTTAGCAAACAGATTATTTAAATAAACAATATGAAAAGGATTTTATTAATAGTACTAGTAGTTTCAATTTATTCATGTAAAGCACGTGATTATAAATATAAAATTACAGGTCAAGCTCCATTTTTAATAGAGCGTCAAATAGATTTAACAGAAGTTAATGTCACACAAGAATTAAGACCAGTTATCGCATATACTGATACCATTTATGGTCGAAATCCAGACTCTGTGTGGTACTACAATAGTGATGGATCCAAAGTGACAGTTCATAAACCCTATACAATTTATAAGTTAAAATAAACAAAACAAATAACGTACATATAAAATATATGAAATTAATACTTGTAGGAAAGGCAGCTTCTGGTAAAGATCACTTAAAACAGAAGCTACAAAAGAAAGGATTTAAAATTGGTATAAGTCATACCACAAGATCTCCAAGAGTCAATGAACAAAATGGCGTAGATTATCATTTTGTAAGTGAATCTCAATTTTCAGAAATGCTAGAGAATGGCGCATTCATCGAATACATGAAATTTAATGGTTGGTATTATGGCCAAACTGAAGAAGATTTTAATGGAGCCGATGTAATGATTATGAGCAAAGATGGTCTAGACATATTACCAGAACAGTACAGAAAACAGTGTGCAGTCATTTATTTAGACATCGATAGATTAACTAGGATCGAAAGACTTAATGACAGAGATGACAAGAATGATTCTATTCAGAGACGAATGGACACTGATGATGAACAGTTCGAAAACTTTACAGATTTCGAGATTAGAATAAAAAACGCAGATTTTTAAGCAAGATAAATAATAAAACAATTAATTTAAAACAACAAATATGAACGCAAAATTAAAAACACGTCAAACAGAATTGGCTACCGAAATTGATGCAATGCAAACAGAAGCATCTCAAAAAAGATTTGAGATTAAATTCGATAGCATCAAATCAATTAAAACAGTACAAGAGCACCTTAACAAAGGATATACTTGGAAAACTCAAAATGCTGCAGTAGTTGTATCTTTATATGATCAATTCAAAAACCAATCAAAGGGTTTGACAGCAGATGCAGAGCCTATTATTTCATTAAGAGGTCATGAATTGAATGCACTTTACCAAGCATTGTTAAATGTTGAAGGTACAGGAATTGAAAATGCTCGTAGATTTATCACAATGTTAACACAAGTTGGTGAAGCTGTAGGTATTGCAATGCAAGAATTAAGCGCAATGAATGTTAAGCTTAATGAAATGCATGCAGAGTTAGGAGAAGTTGATGCTCAGTTAGATGCTGAACAAAAAGTTGAGGTGGTTACACCTGAACTAGAAACCACAACGAATGAATCGAGCAAGTAAGAGCCAAAAGCGTATTGATTTTATTGATTTAGTATCTGAAGCAATAACTCACGACGATATATTTGGCACTATTGATTATAAAAACAGGAATGAGGATCAGATAAAGCAATTTATCTACCCTCATCTTGTTGAATCATTGACTCAATATGTGGTTGATCAGGAAGGTAAAGAAAAACAGGTAGCAAAGGATTACGTTAAGAAAAACCTTAAATGGGAAGGTAACGTAAACACTACGGTACACCATATATTATTTATGGGTACCCAAAACAGACCAGACATGATCTTGGAAATGAATGGCCTTAAGATAGCCATTGAATTTAAAAGAGGTCAATCAGGAAGTGATCTTAGATCTGGCATCGGTCAATCTATGATATACTCAACTCATTATGATTTCGTTTTGTTTCTTTTTGTAGACACATCGGAAGATAAGAGAATTAAGAATGCCCAAGGTGGTGTAAACGAAACTGAATTCGTTTCTCTATTATGGGATCAATATAACATAAAATTTATAGTAGCCTAATACATGAAAATATTTGTAACATCTAATCTTCAATTGGGAAGACCTGGTTCCATTAAAAAATATAAGAGATCGCATATTGATGTAGATCAAATGACTAATGATCTTATATTAAAATGGAATACAGTCGTAAAGCAAGAGGATACAGTGTATCACCTTGGTAACTTTGCACATGACCCAAAAACTGCACAAGATAGTATCACGAGATTAAATGGTACTATTAAATTCATTGAAGGTGACATGGATCAAGCAATCGTAACTTTACGAGATCGAGGTCTATTATCACCAAGATGCACTATAATTAATTGCCTAAGTTTTATAGAAGAACTTAATTGTGCAATTTCATATTGGCCTTTGGGTGTATGGCCTAAGAAATCATCAAAATCATGGTCCATTATTGGATACCCTGACAAAAAATTTAAATCAGATCCTAAGAATAAGATTATCAATGTTTCTACTGATTTATGGGGAAACACACCACAAGAACTAGAAAAACTGATAGGTATATTTTCGGATTTCTAATTGTTCGTAACTTTTTTAAAAATACTTGACATAATGCTTTTTTATGTCAAGTTTTTCACGTATATTTACATTATAATTAAAACAGTTAAACTATGCAGATCAAAATTAATAAGGACCAAGAACAAGTTTTAAAGGACGCTATTGAACTTTACATCGAAAACCTAGTAGGAAAAGGTAAAAAGTACAACAATGCAGTTGAAATCTTAAACACCATTAATTCAACCGGATTAGTGACCGAAGAAACTAGAATTCCTAAGGTATTTATTGAAAAGCAATACATGTTCACCTTTAGTGAAGGTGGTTGGAATACAGTTTGGGCTAAAACTAAACGTGGAGCCATCCGAGCTGCCATGTTAGAGTACAAGGATTCAACTCTTAATCCTGTTCCCAGCTCATTCCATGTAGCCACAGAAGCTGGTTTGAAGTCAGCATTGAGCTTATTTTACTAAATGTTCGCAACTTGTTTGAAAATAAATTTTTTTATGTCAAATATTTGTTGTATATTAGCCTTATAATTAAAAACTTAAAAAAAACAATCATATGTCAAAACAATCAAAACAACTGAGTTACAGAGAATTATCAGAAAACTTTATTCGTACCAAATCAGAAAAGGACTACAATGCTCTTTATGCACGAGTAAAACCAGGACTTAAAAACTATATTGCAAATGTGGTTAAGGATTCTGAAGCTACTGATGATATTCTTACTAATACTCTGACAAAAATGTGGACTAAGATCGATCAATATGATCCATCATACCAAATTACAACTTGGTTATATCGCATCGCATTTAACGAGTGTTTAGGTTGGATTCGTCAACGTAACTCTAAATATAGTATTGATACTATGAAAGAGTATGGTATTGAAATCTCTGAACAATTTGGTCATACTTCTGCTAAAGACTTATTGATCGAATCAGAATTCAAGACAGAAGCCGATTGGTTATTAGAAGATCAAGATCTTACAAATCGTTATGAATTGGCTTTGAACAACATTAATGATTTGAAACCAATGTATAAAGAAATCATCGAAGATCGATTACTTAATGACATGAAATATGAAGATATTGCTGAAAAGTACAATCTTCCATTACAGACTATTAAAAACCGAATTCGTCGAGGTAAGTCTATCATTGCAGAAAATATGGGATATTAATTCGATATTTGTCTCAAAAACAGATGAAACAAAAAATAAAGGGGATATATAAATCACATGATGACAACATTTACATATAATTTAGACACTGACAGATTACCAGAAGGTAATTCAAAGGCTCTCTTTATGTAAAGTTAACACAACATTATCATGAAAAAGAGTCTCCGAAAGAGACTCTTTTTTTTGAAACAAACTTAACGCTCTCGGTATAAAGATAGCAAATAAGAAAACGAGTTCATTGACATATTGGTAAGAAAGAAAGTTGCTCGGGTGGTGGAATTGGTAGACACGCCAGACTTAAAATCTTGTGGACCTTGTGTCCGTGCGGGTTCGATTCCCGCCCCGAGTACAACAAAAAAATGATTCGATAGCTCAACTGGATAGAGCAACGCCCTTCTAAGGCGTAGGTTGAAGGTTCGACTCCTTCTCGAATCACAATCTAAACATGGTGTTTAGAGGTTAAAACAAAAACAAAAAGATGAAAAAAGTATTTTTCGCAGCAGTTTTCGCAGTGTTGGCTTTGGCCTCATGCAAGAACACATCAACTTCAGGAGAAGCAACAGCAACTGATTCAACATCAGTTGTAGTAGACTCTGTAGCAGTAACAGTAGATAGTACATTAGTAGATTCTACTGCAGCTCAAGTAAAGTAAAAATCCTATCGAAAGATAGGTAAAATAGAGAGAACCAGTAATCTGCGGGTAAACCATAAGATTAGAATACGTCATACTCTATTTATGCCTCCATAGCTCAGTTGGTAGAGCAGCTGATTTGTAATCAGCAGGTCGTTGGTTCGAGTCCGACTGGAGGCTCAAAATATAAAGGATGGTTACCGCAAATAATAAAATCTAGGCTGTTAACCTCGTGGTCGTCGGTTCGAGTCCGGCTTTGTGTATCGTAAGAAAAGCAAATAGCTCAGTTGGTAGAGCACGTATAAAAACCCATCCCGTTATTTTAATTTAAAAAGTGTAGCTCAGTGACATTAATGAGAGCAATCTTCAGTACTTCGCATTTTGCAAGGAACATAGACGTGACGGTAGGTTGGATTCCTCCCACTCTTTTTTATTTAAATAGTGTCTCGGTACGCTCTGAAGAAATTCAACGACGAGGTCTCGGTAGGCAAAAGGCCTTTGATCCTACCCAAATTTGGTCTCATAGTTAAACGGCTATAATGCAGCCCTGTCACGGCTGAGTTCGGAGTTCGATTCTCCGTGGGACCGCAAGTTGATAATGAAAAAGTACTTGATTAGTATGCTAAATGGGACACTGCCAAAACCCAATAACCCATAGTTTAGTGAAAGTCGAAGAAAGACAATGGCGCATCAGGAACCTTAGAGGCTGCAATCTCAATCGGTATTTAGAAGACAATGTGATAGCTTCATTTATCCTGCTCTGGAAAGAAATTTGGTCAAACTATCAATGATTACGCTTAAAACCAATTCGCGTTAAGGTAACAAGTGGCGGCGTGCGGCGACTATGAAACAGTAGTTGAGTCTTTTTAGAACAAGACATAAAAGAATTCGAAACCTTGGAATCGTCAAAGATTCCTAAAGCCACCACAGAAGGTGCAGTTGGTGACCTTCTATTTTGGCCCCATCGTCTATCGGTTAGGACGCCAGGTTTTCATCCTGGAAAGTCGGGTTCGACTCCCGGTGGGGCTACTATTATTCTTTCTTACTAATATGTTAATTGAACTATTTTAAAATAAATTAGAAAAAAACGCATAAATCGTGAAACTTTTTAAAAGTTAATGATATATACTATAATAATACAAAAAACAACAACAATGAAACGCAACAACTTACATATAAAATATTGTCTACAGATGATTAGCTGGGTATTTAATCCGGGGGTTAATCATGGGCATGTCTTATCTATAAGTTGATAGTATAATTATTTCAACATTTAGTAAAACCAAGCCCATCAAAAAGCTTGGTTTTTTTTTGTTTAAAATTTTAAAACGTTTGGTTGGCCGATCGGTTAGGCGCAGGATTGCAAACTCTGTAAGGTTGGTTCGATTCCAACACTAAACTCAGAACAAAGAGTTCTTTGACATCTTGGTGAAAACGATGGAGCAGTGGCAGATGAGGTCATTGCGCTGGACTGAAAATCCAGAGGAGTTGGATCGATACCAACCTGCTCCACAATATTGTCCTTTGGTCTAATGGCAGGACACGTGGTTTTGATCCACGCGGTGGAGGTTCGAATCCTTCAGGGACAACAATACGGGATATAGTCTTGGGGTGAGACGCTTGCTTTGGGAGCAAGAGGCGGCAGGTTCGACACCTGCTATCCCGACAAAAATGTTCGTAACTTTTGAAAAATAATTACGAAAACTGTTTCCAGATTCAAAAACATTGTTTATATTTACATATAATTAATAACAAAGCTCTTTGACATGTTGGAAATAACAAACAAGCAGATGTCGTATAATGGCCATTACTTCAGACTTCCAATCTGAAGATGAGAGTTCGATTCTCTCCATCTGCTCAATTTAATAATTACTCCAGTATGATTGGTAAGCGTCAGAAAGTAACATCTGAGTGGCAATGTAATTATTAAGAGGTAAGGAAAAGACTAAAAATGATTATGAGGCCATTGGTTGGCGGCACCTCACAAAGGTTGAGTTGAAATATACTCTTTATTGTAAAGCTGAAATTGGTTCGAATCCAATCATAATTACCCAGACGAGACTGTTATTAATTCATAGAGCTACATATTGCGAGCGTAGAATTAAAGGTGTTGGCTTCAAAGACGCTAGTAGGGAAGTACACTTAAATAAAACGTGCAACGGGGAAAGTGTCGACTTAAGAAACGGCAAGTACCAACGAAGCGTAGCGGTATCAATCAAACGCCTCCACGTGGCGATACTGGAAATTGGTTGTGATCTGAGCGCAAGGTGAACGACTAAAACCAAGTTTGAAAAAGCATAGGTAACAGAAATAATGTGGTTCGAGTCCACATCCGTAATAGCCAAAGGGAAAGCATTTAGAGGTTGATGCATAAGTTATAACAGAGCTGCAGCTCTCGGATAGGTCTGGTTAAAGTAGGCAGTGCCAATACAAAAGGTTCGAATCCTTTCTATCCACAAAGAAGATGCCTGATCAGCAATGTCTTCCTAACGATTAAGATTACATATAGCTTAAAGAGATTTGACGTCACTAATTTCTGTAATTTTAATTGATTGCTTTACGTAGTTTAATATGGCTAGGAACGCCGGTTTTCTCCGGAAGAATATGGGTTCGAATCCCATGTAAAGACACTATATTGCGGGGTAGAGCAGAGGTAGCTCAGCGGGCTCATAACCCGAAGGTCGCAGGTTCGAATCCTGCCCCCGCTACTAAAATTCCTCGGTAGCTCAGTTGGTTAGAGCACCTGACTGTTAATCAGGGGGTCGTAAGTTCGAGTCTTACCCGGGGAGCAAACAAGGAAACAACCCCTGAGTTGATGTGGCCACATCCGGACTCAAGAGAAGTAAAGTTACCAGATGGGTGCGTAACGCCTTGGGTTATTATGATTAACAATGATACGAGCCTCCCAAAGTTCGCAAAATAACATAATAACCAAATTTGGATCGGTTGAGCAATTGGTTGGCTCAGCGGACTGTAAATCCGCCCTCTTACGAGCATGTAGGTTCGAGTCCTACCCGGTCCACCAAAGAAAGTTGATTAGGAATGGTTGCAAAACCTGAGTTTCTAGGTATTTTATACTACGTAATGCTAATCGTAAAAACAGATGTCCACTAGACCATCTTCTGTTTTCTTTCTTATTTACATATATGGTGCAATGGTAGCATGACGGTCTCCAAAACCGTTGATGGGAGTTCGAATCTCTCTATGTGTGCAAATAATAAGTTGATATGCTGTGAAAGTTAATGTAGGCATACGTTAATTAGGTGGGTTCGAATCCTGTATAATCCAAATCGGTGGAGCCAAGTAACAGATAACATATCATAGCCGTTTGTGGGTTGTGCACCTCGTCCGAGAAGCCCTAATAGTTCCTAATAGTTCGGTATGGAACAACTTATTATTAATGGACTTGTAGCTCAGTTGGTTAGAGCACCGCACTCATAATGCGTAGGTCGTTGGTTCGAGCCCAGCCTGGTCCACCATAGTCGATTAGTTTAACGGATAGAACACCCGACTACGGATCGGGAGATAAGGGTTCGAATCCTTTATTGACTACAAATATATTGCGGGTTAAAGTTCTGGTGAACTTATCGGTCTCATAAGCCGAATGAAGGGTAGTTCGATTCTGCCACCCGCTACTAAATTGCGAAATGGTAGAGTTGGTTTCTTACGGTGCTCTCATAAGGCATAGACACAGGTTCGAGTCCTGTTTTCGCAACGCATGATTGTACTTGTGCAGGGAAGCACAGCCCACCGGTAAATTGGGTGCCTTTTTAGGCTAGGTTAATTTAAAGATGATGAAGTATCGATCAAGTAATCATCAGGGTTCGAATCCCCTTACAGTCACAAAGAGAAAAGCGAATAGTAATAATATTTGCGGCGATTAGTGGAGTGGTGACCACGCTGGCCATACGGGCCGGAGAAGCAAGTTCGATTCTTGTATTGTCGTTATAAAATACTGGCCGCAATAAAATAAACCAGAAGTGTAGTAACGTGACAGATACTTAAGTTGCAAATAAAGTATTTGGTGTAGTTAAGTCTTACATGGATTCGCGGTCTTAGGTAAGATGTTTATTTTATACTCTTTTTAAAAGTTTTTAGGGTGGTTCTGGTTCTTCAAAAACGCTATCACCTCCACCAGACTTCGTAGCTCAGTTGGTTAGAGCATCGCACTTTTAATGCGAGGGTCGATGGTTCGAGTCCATCCGGGGTCACTTGCTTCACTCATAATACTGCGATCTCTCAGTTAAAAGCTGTCGTAGAGTAAAGTTATAGTCCAATATGGCTATAGGTTATGGCAAAGTGAAGCTCCATGCTTTCTTAGCTCAGTTGGTTCAGAGCGCCTCGTTTACACCGAGGAGG